CGGCCGCGACCAGCAGAAAGCAGATGTAGAGGTTTGGCATCACATCACCTGTAGGGCTTGAGCAAGTTCGTTCTGTACCCGCGTCAGTTCGTCGCGGATGTTCTCGCCGTGGAGCATCAGTAGCTCGATGGCTTCGAGGCGCTTCAGGGCGCTGTAGACGAGTTCGGCGGGGGTCACGTCAGTAGCTCCAAATCGTGGGCCGAGGCTGGCCAGGGGCGTTCGGCAGGTTGTCCAGGTGGATAAACCTCGTGGCGCCTTTCTGCTGCACCCCGATCCCGGTGAATCCCATCAACTGCGCCTGTCGGATGACCTCAAGCGCCTGCGGGCCACGTACTGCCAAGTCCACCGCCCGCCCCGTGGTGTGGGGGCCATTGGGGCCAGTCGTCGACACTGCCTGGTTGTGCACCGGACAGCGATACCCGGAGGTGACGGCCAGAGGGAACCCGCAGCGAGCGCGCAGCTCGTCCAGATCGGTGAGGAACACCGCATCCATCTTGTTTGCGCCGCAGTGGTGGCACATGAACTCGGCTGGGTTGAAGTACCTCATCGCTGCGGCCTCTCGTCCAGCACCTTGTCGATGCGATTGCGCAGCTCCCGGAACTCGTCCCTGAACGCTGCGACGATCCGGTCCTCCCTCCCGGTAGCCTCCTTGCGCATCTCGTCAAGGCGGCTGTAGACGTCCACCTCGTGGCGGTGGAACGTGTCCCGCGTCACCATGGTGGCGTCAATCTCCCTGACCTGACGCACAAGGTCGGTGTGATTCCCCTCGTGCTGGTCCAGCCTCTTATGGAACATGCGGGCCACCCAGAGCGCGACGGCGCCAAGAGCAGACGCGAGCCACCGAATGATGTCGGTCAAGGTGATCGGGTCTGCTTCTGGGCTCATCCATAGGTTCCTTCTTGTTCCTAGCCTGTCGGGAACGAGATGCCATTCAAGTGGGTATTGGCGGTCGACGCGGCCGTCAGCACGACCGTCCCATCCGTGCCGATGGTGGCCGTCCCGTGCGAGCCGTTCGCGTCGATGGCAAACACCTTTGAGGTTGCCGGCCTGTACCCCACTGGGAGCGTGAAGGCAGACGTACCCGACGATCCCGTATCCACGGACCCCTCAAGGTGGACTTTGCCCTCGCGGTCAAACCAGTACGCCGCCGCTGTGTATCCCAACCCGTTGTTCGCCCACGAATTGGTGAACGCCGCGGCAGGAGATCCGGCCCCCACCGTCCGCTTGACATCCCGGTCGCTGGAATAGCATCGCGTTCCCTGCGCGATGGCGCTGTCGAGCTGGGCCGCTGTCAGGCCATTGGAGCCGATCACGTCGCTCGCGCATTCCAGGAAAGCGACATGTGCCGCCCGGGTGGCCAGCGTGATCGCCGTCGTCTCGGTCGAGCCACCGAACAGGCAGGTGTCGAACGTCACCCACTTGATGTAATTCAGGCTCATGTACTTGCGGGTGGCCTGCGACGCCGTGATCCTGCAGCGCACGAAGTCGACGCGGGCGATGTCCTTGGACGAGTCGCCTGACAGCTCCGAATCCGACACAATGGTGAAGTACGGCGACGCGCTGGCGTTGTCCTCGAACCAGCAGTTGTCGAACGTGATGTTCGAGAACACGTTGGTGTGCGCCGAGTCCCGGTTGATCTTGAGTCCCGGCCCGGTGTTGGACTCCATCACGCAGTCCTTGAAGTTCACCAGAACGCCGGTTTCCAGCAGGATGCCGCCCAGCGTGTTCAGGGAGATGTTCGACTCCTCGACGGTGAACTTGGTGGCCGAGACGCCCTGCGCGTGCAGGCCCCAGCCCGAGTTGCTTGTCAGCCCGCAGCTCCCGATGTGAGTCGAGTTGGTGAAGTTCTCAAGGCGGATTCCCGCCTCTGTGCAGCGCCGGACGCGGACCCGCTCGATGACATTGGCGCCCGCGCAGGAGATGCCAACCGTCGCAATCGAGTTTCCGTCTACCTCGAAGTCGCACAGGTGATTCCCGGTGCGGTCCTCTGCGGTCCCGGTCTGCGCGAGGTCGAAAATGATCCCGGTCGCGGCCTTCGCCCTGAATACGGTTTTCGGAGACGCCGACGTGTTGTACGAGTACGCCGACCCCGCGCCCTTCAACGTGATGTTGTTGCCGGGCCAGTCGATGGTGCCCGTCAGGTACGTCGCTCCCAACCCGTAGGCCGCCCCTGCCCCGTTGTGCGCCACGTCCAGCGCCGCCTGGATGGCGTCCGTCATGTCCGTGGTGCCGGGGGTCGTGTTGGTGCCGTAGCGGTCGATCACGCCCTCTTCATAGAAGAAGGCGACAACGGAAACGCCTGCTGCAATCTCCGCAGCCGTCCGCGCGTTCAGTACCTCGCTGATGGATTCCGCTGTCTGTGAGGCGGCAACAGCTTGGAACACGATCTCTGTCGTGCCGATGACGATCGGATCGTCATTCGTAACTCGGTAGTAGATGTTCGTGCTGCCGCTGTAGACGACCAGCGTGCCCTTGCGAACGTCGCGATTGCCGTCGAAGTCCTTGGCCCTTGACCAGCTCCCCGTGCTGACGACATAGATGCCGTTTTCAGATCCGGTATTCTGGTCTTTCACCAGCACGCGGTCGCCGTCGACAACCGCCACGCCATTGACTGTCTGTTCCCCTGATAGAGTCAGGTTCGCAGACGAGACGGCCTTGACCGGAGCCTTCACCGCGACGCTGGTGCTTAGTCCGTCTATGCGGTCCGTGGATGTGCTCGGCATTCAAGTCTCCATAATGAAAAAGCCCGCTCGAGGCGGGCCATTTCAAGCTTGTAAGATCGTAGCTATTCGGGCCGTCGAATCAATAGATAGCGCAAATCATCGACGCCTTCCGGATCGTAGGCGCCGGTCGCCACGTCATGCAGGAATGTGCCCGTCACCGTTAGTTGACTGGTAGGCAATCCGAACAGCGGTCCAGCAGCACGGAGCGAGTCCTTGACCAGCGCCTCAGTATCGACCGACTCCCCTTCGTACACGGCAGCGCTGGCCTTCAATGCCTCTTCACCAGCATTGGCCACCATCGTCATTGCATCGAAGATCGGGACCGTTCTCGGGACGGCATAGTCGCCCTTCACCTTTCGCTCAAGGTAGTCGGCTGCATCACGCAACAGTGGCACCGTCAGGAACGGATAGAAGGCAATCTCTCTCATGGCATACGCGCTTAGGTCGTCAGCCATGCCGTCGTCGTCATCGTCATCCGGCCCGCGGCCAGTCACGAGATCCCACAGCACCGCAGGCAGGAACCACACGGCCAGCATCGTGCCAAAGGCTTCCGGCCAGTTCTGCACCACCCCGCGCCTGGCGCCGGCCTCGCGAATGCGATTGCCCATGATGACCATTGGCCCGATGAACATGCGGAACAGCTTGAAGCGCGGATCCCGTTCCCATGCGGACAAGTCCTTGGGAGCGCCGGCCGTCTGCGTCTGGCGGATCGCGCTGTCCGCATCGCGCACCGCCTGTTCCTCGGTAGCACCGCCTTGGAGCGATTGCTGGTAGCGACCAAGCCAGATGCCGTGCGTGCTAAGGAAGTCGGCCCAGCGATGCACCGACATTGACGCCCTCGCCACTTGCGCCTTGATGCCTTGCTCGCCGCGCAGCTTCGTCAGCGTCTCGACGAAGGTCGCATCCATGTTGGTCGCCCGATTCTTCATCAGGGACGAGCGCGCATGGATGAACTCGGTCGACGCCTTCGGTGACTTGTAGAAGTCCGCCGTCCCCTTGAGGATGAACTTCGGCGATACCCGGGCCCCGGCCTGAACCGGCGCCAGCACGAGGTTGCCGAACGAAGTGGTTGCCCGGAAGCCGAGCGCTGCCACCGCGGTATTGCTGATGATCCGGTCCGTGATCCGGTCCCAGCCGGATGCGGCCACCTCGCCGAACGAATGATCGGCGCGCACCGCGTGGCGCACCATGCCCTGAAGGCTGCGATACGCCGTGTCGCTCAGGCGACTCTGCACCTGAGCCCTGAGATCCTTGTCGTCGAGGATCTTGAGCGCTTGCAACAGAAACTCGCGATGCGACAGGTCGGTGATAACATGATCCATGTGCCGCGTCATCACGCGCTCGAAGTCGAGCAGCAACGGGCCGGCAACCGCCGTGCGGCCCTTCAGGTGGCCTTTCTTGGTCGTTGCCTTGGTGAAGTCCTTGCCCATGATCTCTTGGGCAGAGTCTCCCGAAGCCTGCTTCTCGCCGGCCTTCGTGACGTCCGGGTCGTAAACGACCGGGAAATACCCGCCCTTGTACGTGCCGAACTTGGTCTGAATCGGGACCGCCTGGACCTTCTCAGGAACCAGCCCGCCCATCCGCTTCTGGAACTCGGCCGTCTCCGGCCACAGCCCCTCAACCGTATCCCAGACCGTCTGGACAAACTCCCAATCGGCCTTGGTCAAGGCATTGCGGATCTCGTCGAGGTTCTGCTGGGTGAACGGCTTGCTGCCGTCCTTGGTCTTGTAGCCGCCCTTCAGCAAGCGCTCGATGTTCGAGGCATTGCCCATGTTCATGGCGATGGAAATCAGGGTGCGCCGGTTCAGCCCGCGACCCATCGACTTGATCTGCACGAACTCCTGCAGCTCGTTGCGGCGCGTCTTGTTGATCTTCTGGGCAAGATCATAGAGCGGCTTCAATACCTGCTCGCGTAGCTGCTCCCGCTTCGCCTGGGAATCATCCGCCTGGTTCCACAGGTAGTCGTGCCACGGACCCTGCCGGCCACCGTCCAGCCACTCGATGATGGTCTCAGGGCGCAGGAAGCTGTCCGCCAGCCCCCTGACCTTGGCCGACCAGTCATCCATGCTCGTGAGATCGAACCGGCCGATCGGTGGATCCTTACCCTCGGGCAGCGCCGTCTTGACGCGCTCGAGCAATTCCGCCTTGGCGTCCTGCCATTCCGCCTTCGCCTTGTTCTTGAGCAACTTGTCCTTGGTGCGCGCGACATGGTCGATGTTGGCCACCGCATCCTTGAGGCCCTGCAGCTCCCACAGAGCCAGTTCCTTGTAGGAAATGCGGCGCGTCTCGTTCAGCAGCTCGGCGGGGATGTCGATCTCCCGGCCGGCCTCTTCCTGTTCCTTGACCCACTCGGCCAGCGCGATGCGCTTCTGGGCTGCGATGTTGCTGATGCGCGTGAAGTCGAACCGCTCGCGCAGTGCGTCTATCTGCTCGAGGAACTGCCCCTTGGCCCGCGCCAGCCGCTCCCGGGTCGCCTTGCGGTCAAACCCGCGCATGTACTCGGTGATGGCCTCGACCTCTTCCTTGGCCTTCACCGCCGCCTTGTACAGCTCGTGATTGAGGATCTGTCGGCGCTTCTGGGTGTAGGCGTCCTCGTACTTGCCTTTGGCCGCGAAGTCGAATGCCGCCTTGGCCGACTGTGCCTCGGCCACCCGGTAGACATTCGGCTGGATCTCCCGCACGCGCTTGACCGCGATGATCCGCTCGACCGCCGCCTTGATGACTTTCAGCTCATCGCTGTCCGGCAGGGGATTCGCCTCGCGCGCCTGCTTCTGCTCCCGCGCCTTGGCACGATCCGCGGCATTGACGAACTTGGCGACCTCCCGCCGCTTGCGGTTCAGCGCCTTGAGCTCGGCAGCCAGCACCTTCTCGCGCTCATTGGTATGGACAGCGTGCAGCGCCTGGTCGGCAATCGACCCGTCCGTCAGCATGTCGCCGTACTTCTCGCGCAGGCGAGCGTCGGCTTCCATCTCGATCAGTTGCTTCTTAGGCCTCGCGTTCGCCAGCGCCTCAACCAGCGCAGTACCGGAATCGAAGCCGAACATCTGGGCCGCAACGTCAGACGATATTCCCCCTTCAGCCGTGTAAACGTATGGCCGTGGAAGTCGCTTGAGGAAGTCTTTGCCGTAAGCGTCCACAAGGTGTGACTTAGACAGCTTCGTCGCCGTGATGCCTTCGGGGAGGGCGGTTCCATCGGAATTCTGTCCTCGCTGCAGAAAAGCCAAGGCTCGGTATACGGGCATCGCGTTGACTTCATCGGTAACCGACTGGATCGCGGCCTCCCGTTCTTCCTTCCACCACGCTTTCTGCTCGCGCGTCAGTTCGCGCATGGCACGATCGGCAAGGTCCGTCACCGACTCCTGATGCGCCTTGTTCGCGATGTCCTTGTAGACCGCCCATTCCTCGAGCGACATGCCGGCCTCTTCAGCCGTGGCGAAAATGGGCGCGTAGTTCTGGGACTCTTCCGCCGCAGTGATCTCGGAATCCGTGGCCACGAGCCGGTCCATGACCTTGCGCACGTCGTCGGTCAGGTCCACGTTCAGCTTCGCGATGGTGCGGTAGATGCCCACCAGCCAGGCGCGGAAGCGGGCGAACGCCGTCTGCAGTTCCACAGTCGGCGCCTTGCCTTCCATCAGGTAGGACTCGAAGCCCCGGGCCCACTGCTCATGCTGGTCAACGCCAACGCTTGCGCGGTCCTTGACGCCCAGCCATTTCAGCACTGCGGCATAGTCGTCCTTGATCTGCTGCGGCGCGTCCGGCTGCTCGGCAAGGTCGGCCAGCAACTCGAGGTACAGGTGGCCGCTCTCATGCAGGAACGTGCTCAGGTCCGCCTTCTCAAGAAGGCTAATCGTGAACCTACGGTCGGCTCCGAACGTGATGGCGCCGCGCTTGGTTTCCTCAAAGCGCTGGAAGAACATCAGCCCTTTGTCGGTTTCCTTGGTCTCAATCGTGGCGAACAGGTTATCGAACGCCTCGGCGACCGGCCCGATCTCGTCGTCCATCAGGTACGGATAGCGCCCAATGTCACGCGAGAAGGCTTCAGGCCCAACTACGTTTACAAGGTAGTCGTTCTGGTATCCCTTCTCAGCCATCTTGGCGATGACGTAGTTCTCGAACGCCCGGGCTCCGCGCTCGATGATGCGAGACCAGTACCCGTCATCCTTTCCCGCGTCGATCAGGGCCGCGCGCTTCGTCATCGGAGAGTCGTTCAGCGCCTTGACCAACTGCGCAAAGCGCTCTTCCACAGCCGGCCGCACCGCGTCCTTCTTGGTCCATCGCGACTGATCGCCGATCGCCTGCTGGTAGCGGTAGATCCGGCGCAGGTTCGCGTCCGGACCGCCCGGGAAGTTGCGGATCTTCTCGTGCGCGACCGCTTCCTCAAACGCTGCCGCTGGCAACCGCACGCCTGCATCGTTCTCGTAGTACGACTCCGGCGCGTAGGTGATGTAGCGCCCTTGCCGATCCTTACCGACGCCGCGCTGCCGCTGGAAATAGTTATCGAGCGCATGGAACCATTCATGCGCCAGCGTCCCGGCCCCGCGAGTTTTCGTCAGGTTGATAATCAGCGTGTCCGGCTCGTAGTGGGCAGAGGCCGCACCGTGACCGCGAGCGCCGAAGGAAATGCCCAAATCCCCGTTCAGAGACAGGGCCCGAGGCGGAACATTCAGGATGTCCGACAGGTCCATCAGCGCGTCATACGCACTGTTGAGCATCCACTGGCGGTCGGCCGTGTTGTTGCCCTGACTGACCCAGTTACCGAACTGGCCACCCCTGAACCCGAATGCCTGCTGGAACTCGTCCGGCGAGATGTCCCGACCCTGGCGGTAGTCCTTTGCCGTGCGCGGTCGGTTCTCTTCCCTGCGAACGTCAGCCTTCTGGACGTTGAACTTGTCCTTGATGCCGTCCCACAGCTTCACCAAGTCGGCATTGTTGGACTTCACGAAGTCGAGCGCTTCCTTGGCCGTCTCGAACGTCTTGAGCTTCCGGTACTCCCGGTCGCCCTTCTTGTTGATCGAATAGCTGCCAGTCCGCCCGCGAACCTCGAACTGCATCAGCTTGGCCTGCTGCGCGACGCCCAGCTTCTCGTTGACGCTTTCGATAACGTCGGCAATGCTCTTGCTGCCACCGAACAAATGGCGCTTGTCATCGATCTCGACGGCCACGAAAGGCGACAGGACTTGTTTGCCGTTTTTGTCATACCGATAGGCGTCCGGATGCTCCGACACGGAACCGATGCGCTTCCACTGGTCGCGATCGATGGACTCAAGCAAGGCCAGCTTGGAACCGAAATTCTCGAGCCCGCGGGCCTGCTTCAGCTTCGCCTCGAATACGTCCCGGCTGACACTCCCGCTCATCATGCTGGACGCCAGCCCGCGCAGCAGCTTGACTGCCTCGACGTACCGCTTCAGCTTGTAACTGACCTTTGGCTTTGCTGGGATCTCCTGCCGCGCCGCAAACGCAACCGCCGCGACATACTTGTCCTCGATGGCATCGACTTCGGATGCCGGCCAGATCTTGCTCAACGACTGCGTTGCAATATCCGCGTCCGTCCAGTCGCGAGTCATCGCGGCAATGGCGTCCTTGCGGGCGCCTTCCAGCTTCGCGCCGAAGTCCTGAATGGGGCCTGACTTGGCCGGCGCTTTCGGCGAGACCTCCGCAGCCTTGGGCGGTGAGACTTCAACAATCGGCTGGATGGCCTCGGCTGTAGGCTGGCCCGTGGCAGAGAACATATCGAAGGTCTGGCCGGCGCCCTTTCCAGACTGAAACAGGATATTCGGATTCCCCGCATCGAACGCCCCACTGTTGCCGATGGCGGACTTGATCTGCGATGGGGAGAACACTACGTAATGCGTGTTTGTCCCGCCGCGATCCACGAACTCGCGACGCTGATTGTCGTAATAGCTATCTGGACGCGATGCGATGACGCCGTCATATCCGGCAGCCTTGGCTCGCTCGACGCCAGCGGCGTCGCCATCATCACGCCCGAACTCCTGCCAGAAGGCGTCCACGCCTTTCGTGTACGGGTTCGCAATAGATGCGTAGACCGGCATGATGTTCTGCCCGTCTTTCTGTTGCGTGCTGCTGTACTCACCGGCCTCACGAGGATTGTCGGTCAGGTATACGGCCGGGCCGAACTCCCCAGAACCCGTGCGCTTGAACTCCGTGAAGTCCGATGCCGTCCCGTGATACACCACCAGCGGCTCGCCCTTGTCGTCGACCACCTTCGACTCGCCAAACCATTGCTTGAAGGCTGGCGTGTCGGTTTGCGTTGCGGCAGGGGATGACTGAAAAAACGTCTTTTGCATCCCCGCGCTGATCTCGTCGAGTAGGGACTGGTCCCATACGACGGTGTTGCGCGTGCCTTCGCCTGTTCCACGACTGCCGCCGTCGAGGTAGCGCAGGCCGGGGATGCCGAGAGCCAGCAGTTTCTCGCTGACGGCCTTCTGCGAATCAGAGTTTGCCCAGCCTGATGCGTTGTACGGTCCGGATGCCTGCATCTCTCCTTCGTACAACTGCCTGCCTGTGTACTGATCCCATACGCTTTCGTCTGGTGCCACGTCTGATCCGCGCAGCGCTTCTTTCACCGCTTCCGGCTGCTCACTCATCGGCTTGTCCCAGTCGAGCATCTTGGCGACGGCAGCGTCGGGGATGTCGACGGCGTAGAGCTTTCCGCTCGGCCGTTCAAACTTCACTTCGTTCCTGTGTTTGTTCAGCCAGTCGGCCGCCGCGTCGTCATCCGCATTGCGCAGATTGTCGATCACATCGTCGAGAGTTTGATCCTCGAAAGCGCCGACCTGGTTTACCATCATGAGCGCGGACATTCCGGCCTGATCCGTCTGACCAATTTCGCTCAATGCGTCGGCCGTGACTTCCTCACCCTTATAAAACACCTTCGCCCCAAGGCGCGGAGTCAGCGCGCGACGATATCCGTCGGCCACATCCTTCGCATCCGCGAAATACTGCCCCCACCCATACGCCTGCGCGCCCTCTCCCGTGCCGATCTTGGAAAGGTCGAAGCGATGGAAGTCGAACGGGGAACCGTGGAACGCCGCCTGCTCGTACTGCTGCGCCGCCAGCGCCGTTTCCGTCAGCTTGGATCTAAGTTCTGCAGCAGCAGAACTTTCCACTGCTTTTCTGTTCTCAAGTGTTTCCTTGATGGCAGCATACTTTGGGCTGTCAACATTAACGCCAGGAGTTGTGCTTGCCGTTGCCGCAAATCTCTCTGCCCGCGCAACAATGTACTCTGCCAAATCCAGCCGACCATTCTGCATTGCGACATCGAACAGTGCTGCTGTTTCAGCAGATGATCCAGGCAATGTGGACGCCACCGTTGCGTCATAAATGGCTCTCTCGATTGCTGGACTATCCGCATTCGGCGCCATGCCACGATCTTCTGTGTTCCGCACTCTTTCTTCGATAAGCGCGTCCTCTACAGCGTCAAGATCGAACGGCTTTCTGGCTACGGGCTCTGATTGCGCCGCCAGCGCCTTCTTGATCGTGGCATTGTCCGCCGTCTTGAGATCGAGCCCGGACTTGCCGATGAACTCTTCCAGCCACTTGAGCTGCTCGAGCTGACCGACAAGCGCCGCATTCTCGCTGCCAGCAGCGAATACCGGCTGCCCACCCAGTTCCTTGCTGATCAGGTCCAGCACGAGGTTAGGATCGCGCTCGTTGATGTAGCCGTTCTCGACCAGTTGCTCGGCCATGTCGTCGAGCGTCAAGCCTTCCTTCTGGATCACGTTCCGCTGGAATGGCTTGTTGCCCTTGTCGATGTCGCGCGCTGCCAGTTCGCCGCCCTCATCGACGATGCCGCCCTTCGACCGGATGAACTCAATCAGGGACGGGCCGAATGCCTGCTGCTGGCTGGGAATGTCGCCCGCGCGCAGCCGGTCAAGCAGGGGATCGATCGTCGCATCAATGCTCGGCGGCTTGCTCATCAGGTCCGGCATGTCGCGCCGAATGCCCAGCCCGTACTTGTCGTACAGCGCCATCGGATCCATGCCGGCCCGCTGCGCCAAGGTGCGGAACACCGCCTGCGTCAGCGTCGCATTCTTCTCAGCCGTCGACCGCTCCATGCCGGAAGCGAGCAACTGCCCCATGACATCATCAAAAATACCTTGTGAGGTATCGCCTGCGACCTCGCCCTGCATCGTCTCCTGCAGCGCCTTCACCCGCTCGTCGAACCCTTCCATGCTGGCCTGCACTTCCGTCGCAGTCAGGCCGTCAGGCGTGAAAGTAATATGGTCGACCAACTTGGCCGCATTGGGGGAAGTCGCGATGCGCGCGACATACTTCTCGAGCGGGACCGCGATCTTGGATCCGGACACCGCTGCCTCGAAGTAAGCCGTCTGGCTGCCCGTCAGTTCCGCCGCAGCCTGGGCCGCTTCCTGATCAGACTGGTACAGGGTCCGGAACGCCTCCGCATCGAGATAAGCCGTCTCCGAACCCGTCTGCTTCTTGATCTCCGCGACCAGTTCCTCGACCTTCTGCGGCGACCGCTGCGCCAGCTTGGACTTGGCCACGATCGTATTGATCTCTTCGGCCACCGCGCGATGGTCGTCGGTGAAGGCCGCACCCCGCCCGGGGATGATGGCATTCAGGACCAGCCTGGACAGGGCACCCGAGAGGAACGCCGCGGCACCCTCTTCTGCCGCGGACCCGCCGATCTGGGTCGAGGGGTCGAACGTGAGCTTGGCAATCGTGTCGTGGCCGATCGCTTCGGTCGTTTCCTGTACACCCTCACCTAAGCCGGCCAGCAGGAAGTCCCCGACCTCGGACATGAACTTCGATCGCACCGACAGCGGCGCCCGGTTCATTAGGTCGTCGAGCTGATACTTTTCAGTGAGCGCCGTCCACGCGGCCCCCACCACGCCGGCAAAGTCCGCCTTGCGCTGCAGGCTGGCCAGTTCCTCGGGGCTCGCGCCGGCTTCCTTGGCATTGGCAATCACGATGTCGGCCCGATCGCCCATGACATCAGCACCCTGACCGAACAGCGTGATCCCGCTTCCAATCGGGCCGGTAAGCCACTGGATCAAGGCCTGGCTGCCGATCTGCCCGAGCCCCTGCACGCCTTCCGTAATGAGCGTGCGGCGCTCCTGCGGGGTCTGGATGGTCTGCGCAAGCTGCTCAAGCGGCTCACCGACGCTCCGCAGATACCCGCCCGGCGTGTACTGACTGTCGACCTGAAGATCCGCCAGCCAGTCGGCACCGGCACCGCGAACTAAGGATTCAGTCGCCCGGCCGCCCATCTCAAGCATTCGGCCAGCGCCGGACAGTGCCATGCCGCCGCCCTGGACGAACCCGGAGGGAATCTCGCGCACGATCTCGATCGGCTTGACGAACTGCCGTTCGATCAGCGTCGCGCCGAGTGCGGCCGTCTTGGCTGCCCCCGTGATCTTGCGGATCGCTTTCTCAAGCAGGGACAGGTTCTCGACGTCATCCCGGGCGACGGCATGGTTGTCGACGCTCTCAAGGAACGAGGACAGGGCCGGCGCCCCTTGGAGTGCGGCATCGTACTTGGTACGCGCTGCCTTTTCCTCGAACGGCTTGGGATCGCGGGCAATGATGGAGGCCGGCGCATCCGTCTCGCGCGACAGGTCCAGCGCCTTCGCATACGCATCCGGCTGGAACGCGCTCGCAGCGACCCCTGCGGCCGAGCGCTTCTCTGCGCTATCGGCATCGAGCGCCTTCAGTGCATCGTCGTACTTGCTCATTTACGGTTCGCGATGGAGTACAGGTCGAGGATGGTCTGGTCATTCACCGGCTTGCCTGCACTCCGCAAGGCCCGCTCGATGTCAGCGCGGTCGGCTGCGGGAATGTCGTCTAGCGTCAGATCGAACACCGGCTTCTTGGTGTCGAACCACAGCGGCCGATTGATGGCGACCTCGGTCGTCAGGGCATTGACGATCTGCTGAACCTGGTCCGGAGTCGCCTTCTTGCCAGTCTCAGCCTGCAGGGCTCGCACGCGCTCGTCGGCCATGATCTCGAACTTCTCAGCCCGAGCATTCTGTTCCTTAGATGCCGACTGGCCACGCTTGATGCCAAGCTGATTCAATGCCCCGTCGACCACGTCATTCTGAGTGCGAATGCCGGCGAGCTCGACATCAGCCTTGCCCTCGCGCATCTTCATCTGCAGGTCCGTCAGGGACTCGAACTGCGCATCGGACAGGTCATTGCGATGCACCATCAAATTCAGCTTGTTGGCGAAGTCCTCGCGGTCCTTGGGATCCGGACTCGCCGCAGAGTTCCGCAGCGAGTAGTAGACCGTCCAGTTCGTTTCCGGCTTCCGGCCTTCCGTCTTGTCCTTCAAGCGCCGCTCGATGGCTTCCCTGTGGGACGGTTCCAACGCCAGCCATTCGGCCGCGGGAATGGCATCGCGGGTCGCGCCCTGCTCGATCCGGTCCATGACGTCATCGAACAGGTTGTTCGCCGCCAGGCGCTTCGAGGCATCGATGTCCGCGAAATACCCCTTGATCCGGATCGTGGTGGCATCGCGCAGTTCCGGATCCTCAATCTTGCGGGCGGCTTCCAGCGCCGCGCCCATGTCGCCCATGCCCACCAGCTTGTCGGCCTTGGCCTGCGACTCGGAGCGAATCCTTAGTTCCTTGCCTTCCGCAAGGGCCGCGTCCTTGAGCGCCTTGCGACGATCGGGAGGGATATGATCAGCGATGCCAGACTTGTCCAGCAGAGCAATACGCTCGGCCGCAGGCTTCATTCCAACGAACGCCTCGGCATAGTCCCGCGTCCACTTCTGGCCAGTCGCCAGCGCGTCCTGCGCGCTCACGTAGCCCTTGTCCCTCGCGCCGGCAATCGCGTCCTGAGTCGCCTGCAGGAGCGCCGCACGGGTCGGCTCGTCCTTGGCCTCAAGCGCCGCGGTACGATTGGCCGACAAGACGGACTCAAGCGTCGCCCGCCCCATGTCGACCTCGATGCGCCGGGCCCCGTCGCGGATGGAGCCCATGCCGCGCTCGACGTCCAGCTTGGCATCCATGTCGAACAGCGCGCGATCGGACTTGTTCCGGATCAGGCCGGCCGCCTTCTCGCGGGCCTTGGCCATCATCTCGGAATACCGGGACTCGTGCGTCTCCCAGTTCTGGTCGTTCTCAAGCGACTTGCGCGCCGCAACGTCTGCCGTCAGCAGGGCAGACTTAGCCTCGGCATACTTCAGCTTGTCCTGGCGCTCGGTATAGACCGCCGCCATGTTGCCGATGGATTCAGCCGCACGGCCAATGGTGTTCGCGTCGATCTCGCCGGCTTGGTCGACCACGATCGGCCGGCTCGTGACCGGCGCCGTCCGCCCGCCAAGTGCTGTGAAATCGGGGATTCTTGCCACGTCTGCCCCTAATTGTATTTGTCGAACCAGCTCGTCGTGCCGTTCAGCGCCGTCGTGAACGCGCCCACAGTCCCAGCACGCGCCGCCGCCGCGCCTTCATTGAGGGTGGCTGACGCCTGCCGCTGCCGGCCGGTGGACAGGTAAGAGCCATTCGACAGCGCCATCATCGCGTTGTACTCGCCCTCGGTGTCGATGCCCGTCATGATGTTTTCGATCGTGGGATCCGACGCACCCGCGCCCGATGCCGCCGCTCGAGCCAGCGCCTTGGACTTCAGGTAGCGGGTTTTCTTGCGTTCCTCGTTGGACTGCAGGATCGCGCTGGCCATCTCGCGCTTGCCCTGCTCCTGCTGCTGCTGCGCGATGATGCTGGCCTGGCGCTTCTGTTCCTGCCCGGCGTTGTACGTCGATACTGCCGACACAGCCGTCGCCGCTGCGGCAATGTAAGGAACTGCAGCCGCTAGGAACATAGTCGATACACCCCATCTTGAACGTGAACGAACCCAAGTCGCTCAAGCAATCTCTCGGAATCCTGACACACGGCAAACACTGGAAGTTTACTCTCGGATGCCCACCGCATTGCTTCCTTGATTGCGCGAAGTGCGCCCATCGACTTCAAGTAAGGCGCCAGCTCGGGCTTGTACTCCGAGAACATCAGCAGGCGGTCATTCGCCTTCGCGAGCCCGATGACGCCAGCAGGGGAGTCATCGAGCTTCACCACGATCGCCCGCATGGTCTGCCGATTCCGTCCGCCGTAGTAGGCATCAAGATCGGGGGCCGTTGCAGGCCCGAATGTGACCTTAGCCATGCGTCGTCATCGATACCGTGACGGACAGGACCGTGGCCGGGCGCGGCGCCGCAGCCTCAAGGCAGAACCGGGAATCGGTCGTCCATTCTCCCGGGAACGCGGTCATGTCCTTGTCGAACTCTGTCCAGACGTGATCGTCCCCGACCGTTGACTCTTCCTCTGTCAGCGGCAGATCGTCGAGCGTGTCAAAGTCCGGGCCGAATCGCAGGCCGCCCTTGTGCGTGTCGGCCAGCACGAAGCCCACCTGGTCGATCTTCTTAGGTTGATTCAATGGCGTGCCCATCGCCGCCGCGAAGGCTTGCTTGGCGCTCTTGAATGAAGCCGTGTAGGCAAGACCCACGCAGGCATCAGTCACGGCATCCGACAGGCCGGTGATCTGCCCGCCTGAAACGGTGAACGTGCCGAAGTCCTTGCCGACCGCGTTGCCGTCGTCATCCTCAAATGGGGTCGTCGTGTTCCATCCCCAGCAGACTACCGTCTCGCCTTCAAGGTGAGACAGGCCGGTGATCGTCGTGACTTCCGCCCCGGTGTAGTACGTGAACGCATCGGCCAGCTTGGCAGATGGATGGCCGCGGCACTCTGACGAGAGCGCCCATTTCTCATGGTATCGAACCGTCGATCCGTTGATCGTCCGCCGAACCGTGTAGTAGACCGAATCCTCGATGTCGCCCGGGAGCACGTAGACATCCTCAACGTAGCCGTCCGTCTCGAACTCCACCCAGCACACAACCTGCTCACCCCGGTCCCGAATCATGATCGCGACCGTCCCATCATCCCGCACGCAATGCACCCGCATGTCGGGCATGTATTGCACTGCGATATGGGCAATGCCGATCTCATTCAGGTCCGGCACTGCGATCGTCAGATCCTCGGGCACGTAGTCGCTTTCGTTGATGTCGAAGTTCAGGGACATCAGCCGTTGCCGCGAGCGCTGGACGAAGATGCCGCTGACAGACGTATTCTTCAGGTTGAAGTTGGTCGGCGTCAGTGGTTCATCGAAGGAGGATGACCGGCCGGACAGGGGATTGTTGCCGTCGATCTTGAGCGGCGCCACGTTGGCCGCAGTCGAGAGAGTCCCAACCATCAGGCGATTGAGCGGCATCAGCCAGCCGATGCGCTCGATCGGACCCTCGCCGATGCTGCGGGAGATCGGCCCGGCGTCGCCCTCGTACTCGTCGTCGAAGTCCTCGTAGGAATCGGAGATCGACCCATAGATGTTGTCGTTGCCAGCCCACCACAGGCGCCCCTCGTACAGCGTGACCGCCGATGGCCAGCCCCGGAAGCCCGACCAGGCGCCTTCCCACCAGTCTGAGCTGGCTGTCACCGCGCCCATAGCCGTCAGAACAACAGCATCCACCACTGTCCCGCTGGTATAGCCCGTCACCTTGGCGATCCCAGTAATGCTGCCGGACGTGTACGAAAGCGTGGCATCGACCGGGCCAGACGTGAACGCGCCCGTCTTGACCCCAATGCGGTAGTAGATGATCTGATTGTCCAGCCCGTCGAGGTAGCTCGTGGACAGCTCTGTCGTGTAGGTTGTGACGTCGACCCAGTTGCCGGGCTCGCCCACCGAGTATTGCAGCGTCAGGGTCGCAGAGAACGTCCCGGTAATCGTGATGCCAAAGGACCGCTGCCCCTCGACACCAGACACCCGGATGGGATCGGTGTAGACGTTCTGGGCATTGATCGACTCCGTGACCGTCTGCCCAGACGACTGGATCCGAAACAGCGCCCCCACATGAGTCGAACGGAACAGCGTCTTGGATGCCGTGAGCGTGATGTCTCCAGTCAGGCCGCTCGGCGTGAGCGTGATGGGCCCGGTGTTGACGTTCCTGAATGGTCCCGTCTCCGGTTCGTACACGACCACCGACCAGGACGAGGCCGACCGCCGCTCGATCTTGCGCTGCTGGTAGCCGTCGCAGGCGGCATAGAGGATGTCTCCGGACTGCGCGATGCGAATATTGCCAAGATCCTCTTCCTGCCACGGCACAGTCAGGCTCATGACCCCGGCTGACTCCACCGCGATGGAATCGACGAACGTCGTATAGTCCAGCCGGCTCATCAGGCGAACGTAGAAGTTGCCGGTCGGCGTGAACGTCAGGGAGTGCGTCCCCGTGCCAAGCGACGTTTCCGTGATGTACTCGTCGCCGCCAGACGTAGAACCCACCCGCAGCGTGACCGGACCGCGGCCGATCGTGATGCGTAGCGCGTGCTCGGTGTTGGCTTCGTTGACCGTCACCGTCTGGTCGCGGATGGCCGCATTGGTGCCATCGCCCAGCAGCGTCATGTACCCGCCCAACCATCCGGACGTGGCGCCAGACTCGTCGTTGTCGGTCCAGCCGGTGACGTTAGACGTGAAAGTCCCGTTCGTGATCGCGGCCGTCACCGCCTCCCGGGTAAGCAGTTCATCGTCCACCCACACCCGAAGCACGCCCTCGGTGATCTCCACCGCGGCAAGATCGTCGGCAGCGAAGATGAACGGAAACGTCTTGGCCTTGGCATTGGACGCCGTGGCACCGATGTACTCCATCCCTGGACGGATCGACATCGACCCCAGAACCCGGGGCAGCCAGTTGACCATCGTCTCGGCAGACATGGCCGTCCGGTTCAAGTCGAGCCGGGACATGCCAAGTCGGGACAGGAGCCCCCGATTCAAGGCAAGGACGGCATTCTGTTGCTTAGGCATCAGCCGATCAGGCTCCCGCGGTTGCCCCTGTCACGCCGGGAACGGCCGCCCCTGGCCGTCGCCCACGAACCTCGTGGCGCGAACCGCGTCGGCTCATCCATCGCATCAACCGACCTAGCCTTCTTGAGCGCGTCATCCGCCCGCTTGCGAATGGCTGCCGCCTCGCTGTCGCTGCCGGTGATCCGCTTGGCAGTCCGTGCCGCCAGCTCAGTCTCGACGAACAGCGTGAACTTGGGAGACCACAGGGAAAGATCAGCCCCGTACTCATCGTCGTCCGACACGTATCGGACGTATAGCGTGTCCAAATCGGCAAACCAGTAGCCCGCCTCGTCGTTGTACTCGAGCAGGGTGGTCGCGAACCGCTCGTCGCCTGACACCGATGCCGTGCGGATCCAGTCGGTCGGCTTGTCAAAAGCCCGTGTGTACCCGAAGTCAGGGGATACGGACGGGGAATAGGTCAACTCCACCGTCCGCATCGCGAAGTTCCAGAGCGCTTCCGACAAGCACTGACGGATGAAGTCGTTGTCCCACACCGAATCCAGGACGCGACGCGGCTCCCGGTTCTCGGTGAGGCTGGCCAGCTTGCGCTCGCCAATCTCCCGCAGGGCGCCGTTGAATACCGTCAGCTTAGTCGGCAAGGGAACTCTCCTACGCTACAGCCTTGACGTGATCCTTCAGCCAGGTCTCGGCGTCCGCCCGGTCCATTCCGTCCTTCAGGACTTCCTTGCCGCGCAGAACGCTCCACTTCTTGGGACCACGGAACTTGATGTCGAAGCCTTCCGGAACCTCGACGTTGAAGATCTGCTTCGCAGTGATCTCGATCTTGCGAGTCATGATCACCTTCGCGTACAGCTTCCCGGCGTTGATCACAAGGAACTCGGCGAAGTAGCTGTCGTCCTCGGCCAGCGCCGTGATGATGTCGCCTCGCCGCAGCTTTGCCGACACATGCGCCCAATAGGCCGGGTCGAGCAGCGCTTCAGCCGGGGTATCGACTTCCGGGGTGACCGCCCACTGGTTCCGCGCCATCTCTGACTGCGTGAACTTGGTGGGGTGCAATCGCTTGGGTTCCAGTTGCGTCATATCTGCCTCTCTCGAGTGTGGAAAAAGAAAGGGCCCCTTTCGGAGCCCTTTCGGTAGAACCAACCTTGCGGCTGGGATCAGGTGATGGTCAGGCCGGTCGTGGACACGGTGGCCGCGCCGCCAGCGGTGACGGCAGTCACGCGATGGATGGTCGTGGTCGTGCTCGTGTCCGTGTCGCACACGATGACGACATCGCCGACTTCCATGCCAAGGGCATCGCCATTGGAGAAGTAATCGGCAGCATCGACATCCGTTGCCACGTCGGTCGAACGGTAAGCCCAGATCTTCCCCGCGCCAGTCAGCGGACCGCTGACCAATGCCGGGGGGTTCGTTGCTACGTATGCCATGATTCAGTCCCTCGGGTTAGGCGTAGGCACTGCCGTCGTGGATCATCTCCACAACACCAGTGTTTTGCAGGAGCGCAGAGCCGAAGTTGGCCGTCGTGCGGGCCCACGAGTAAGCCTGCTCTTCGTCGTAGCCGACCATCGACTGGATGCCCGCCACGTCGATCGCGTGACCCACCGCGCTCTTGTGGTACATGAAGCAGCTCTCGCTGGCCGTGCCGACACCGGAGACGTTCGGATGAACGATCCAGTTGACGCCCATCCAGTAGTACATGAGCGCCTTGTCGCGCCATGCCAGGTCTGCGCCTTCCGTGGGAGCACGATTCACGTACTCGCGGCTGGCAAATTCCTTGGTCTGTGCCAGGTACGCCTCGAAGGCCGGCGAGATGACGGCGAACAGGTTGCTGTCCCACGGAACGCCCGCATTGCCGAGCTTCGTCTTGGCCTTCATGACCAGACCCAGCGATGCCGTGACGGCCGCGCCAGTCGTGATCGTGCCGGTTGCGAACAGCGTCAGAAGATCGCTGTCGATCTTGCGATTGACCACGGCCATCGAAGTCTGCTGCATGATCGCCCGCTGGTTGCCCTGCGATGCGAACACGTTGAAGTCCGTCTTGCGAACCAGGTCATGCCACTCGGCCAGCGTCGCGCTGGTCTGCGTCAGGTTGTCCGCACGTGCCGGGATCAGGCCGTTGACGCCGCGAGTCACCGCAGTCGCCGAGCCCGAATCCGCCACCAGGAAGGTCGCAGTGTTGCCCTTGATCGTCGCCTCGGTCGTAACCGAGTCGCGCAGCAAGGACTGTCGCTGCTCGAAGCCCGCGATGAACTCGTCGCGGTACTGAGTCTGAAAGGCTGTTGCAGCCATGATTGCCATCTCCTAAAGAAAAGGGGTTTGAAGCCTTCGCTCGGGGATGGCGCCGGGATCAGATCGATCGGGTTAGCCGCATTGCGCGGGGCCAGATCTGACTCGACGCGGCCTTGCTACAGCAAGTCGCAATGCGATACTACATAGGCGAACTCGATTGTCAATACGTCCTCGATAGTCGCGGCCTATATGCCGGTCGCCTTGTCCGGCATCGTCAGTGCGGTGTTAGCCGGCTTCCTGCCCGGCTTAGGTTTGCCGCCCGGCTTGGGCTTCTTCAGATCCTTCTGCTTGGGCGCGTACTGCGTCATCGGTGCGGACATGGCCATTACGCAGCCCTCCCCTTCTCCGCTGCCTTGGACTGCCACTCGAGCAGTTGCCGGTAGCGAGCCTGATTCTTCTCAGCCGTAGGCCCCTTCCAGTATTCCGAGTTCGGGTTGCCCATCAGCTTCTTGAGGCTGTTGATCTCGGTCTCCACCGCCACGCCGCTGTTTTCGTTGCCTGCAGGCGGGATGATGCCGACCGGGTTGAGCTCGCGGGCCGTGGCCGCAAACGCCTTCACCACGTCCGGATGGTTGAACAGCCGCGTTCCATTGGGCAGGGTCGCGTCCATGAGCTGCTGCGACAATTCCTTGCCGAAGGTCGCATCCAAGTGGGCAACCACATGCGCCTTGTTGGCCTTGAAGTCGCCGCCCCATTCATCCTTGAGGACTTCAATGGTGGCCGCCGCCTCCTGCAAGTCCTTCGCCTGCCGTTCCTCGATCGCGCGCTCCTGCAGGCCGTAGTACCACTCGACCGCCTTGTGCATCATCGGCGCCGGCATGTTGAGGCCGTGCATTTCCTTGGCGAAGCCCTCGAAGAGCGGCTGGTCCTCTTCGCCGATCACGAGACCATTGGGCAGCTTGTCAAAGTAAGCCTCTGGCTTCTCTGGCACGCCATTGGCAGCCCGCCATTCCGCCTTCTGCTCGTCGGTCGCGTCAGCCGGCAGCGGCTTGGCAAACTCGCCTGCGCGGATCTTGTTCTGCGCCTCGATCAGCGCGTCCATCGCCTTCATCGGGTCCGTGAACCGCTGCAGCCGGGCCAGCTTCTTGGCATCGTCGCCGGCCGCTACCTCGCGCCAGTTCTCAGGCCATGCAACTTTCGGCGGCTCGGCCGGTGCAGCATTCGGCGCAGCCGGTGGCGCGGCGGGATCAGGTGATGCCGCAGCAGCGGCGGGAGCGGGATTCGGGGGAGTCGCGGGAACTTCCGGGGAGGCCGGTACAACCGGGGCCGGGGTTTCATCGGGCATGGATCAGTCTCCTGATTGTGGAACAAGGAACGTCAATCGCCGGCCTTCTCAAGCTTCTGCTTGATCAGCGCCAGATTCAGATTCATCAGCTTCACGCACTGCAGGCCCACGAACCGGCGACCCTCGGCAAATGCCGTATCCCGGTCACTGGT